GTTAACAGCAACGAACGTATGCGTGATGAAGAAGGTCTAAACTACAACCTAATTTCTTGCCCAGGTTACCCAGAGCTAATTGGCGAAATGGTTTCACTAAACGTAGACAGAGGCTTAACAGCATTTGTTGTTGGTGACACTCCATTTAGACTTAACTCAAGTGGTACATCACTAAACAACTGGGGTAACAACGTAGAAGGTGCATTTGAAGACAGTGACTCAGGTCTTGTTACTTCAGATGAATACCTAGGTGTTTACTACCCAAGTGGTATTACAAGTGATAACTTTGGTAACAATATTGTTGTTCCAGCTTCACATATGATGCTAAGAACTATTGCACTAAGTGACCAAGTTGCTTATCCATGGTTTGCACCAGCAGGTACAAGACGTGGTGGCGTAACTAATGCAAGTGCAGTTGGTTATGTAGATGCTGAAGGCGAATTTAGAACAATCGCTCTAAACGAAGGTCAGCGTAATGTTCTATACAATGTAAATGTTAACCCAGTTACATTTATTACAGGTAGCGGTGTTGTATGTATGGGTCAAAAGACTCGTGCAAGAAATGCTTCTGCACTAGATAGAATTAACGTTGCAAGACTTGTTGTATACTTACGTAGACAGCTAAATGCTCTTGCTAAGCCTTATATCTTTGAACCAAACGATAAGATCACACGTGATGAGATCAAACAACAGGTTGAGAGTTTGATGCTTGAACTAGTTGGACAAAGAGCACTATATGACTTCTTAGTTGTATGTGACGAGTCAAACAACACACCAAGCAGAATTGACCGTAACCAGCTTTTTGTAGATATTGCTATTGAACCAGTAAAAGCAGTAGAATTTATTTACATTCCGCTACGTTTGAAAAATACCGGTGAAATTGCGAGCTTAGGATAAGATAAATACTTATAAGAAAACAGGAGCAAATTTAAATGGCTATATCAACTCTTTCAAAATTTACAGTACCTTTGGCTAGCAGTGATTCTGCTAGTAACCAAGGTCTGCTCATGCCAAAGCTACAGTATCGCTTCCGCCTTACTTTAGAAAACTTTGGCGTGTCAACACCAACAACAGAATTAACAAAACAAGTTGTAGACGTAACTCGTCCAACTGTTGGTTTTGAACAAATGACACTTGATGTTTACAACTCACGTGTTTACCTAGCAGGTAAGCATAGTTGGGAACCAATCACAATTAACTTGCGTGAAGATGTAAACAACAACGTTCAAAAACTAGTTGGCGAACAACTACAGAAACAATTTGACTTCTACGAGCAGTCAAGTGCAGCATCAGGTATTGATTACAAGTTCACAACACGTATTGAAATACTAGATGGTGGTAACGGTGCAAATGTTCCACAAGTATTAGAAACATTTGAACTATATGGTTGCTACGTTGAAAACGCAAACTACAACCAGCTAAGTTACTCAGCTAACGAACCAGTAACAGTTACACTTGCTGTACGTTACGACAACGCAATCCAGTCACCACAAGGTACTGGTATTGGTTCAACTGTCGGACGTTCACTAGGTACACTAGTAACTGGCGGCGGCGTCTAAGAAATAGAAAAGAGTTGATGTATTCAAGGGGATCTTTATGGTCCCCTTTTTTCTATTTTATACCCATATAATATAAAGGATAAATATTATTATGGCAAATAAACTTAACGGATTTCTTGACAATGTTTTAGGTGGTGTTCTTAACCCAAAAGGTAATCTTGGGGATTTTCAACACGCAGCTAGACTCTTTACAGACGACTATTTCCGTCTGGCTCCAAAAACTAAATTCCTATATCATGTTGTATTCAACATTAATCCGGCTGTTAAAACACTTGGTGCAGGATACGATAAAGTAGAACTTAACATGCTTGTTAAGAGTGCTGAACTACCCAAGTTTAATATGGAAACAAGTGTAGTTAACCAGTACAATAGAAAAAGAATTGTAACTACTAAAATCAATTACGATCCTGTCAACATAGCATTTCATGATGATAACAATAACACAACAACAGACATGTGGAAAGCATACTACAAATACATGTTTGCTGATGGAAACTATCAAGGTGTAGGATTTAGTGAAGATACATCAGGTAATCCGCAAGGATTTAACAGTGCATTTAGTTTAAATCCGTTTGAACAATATACTGGTGCATATGGTTTAGACTATAATAATGCAGGAAGCAAAAAACGTTTCTTTACAAGTATTCAAATAAGTCAACTGTCAAGACATAGACACTTTACCTATACTTTGATTAATCCTGTAATTAACAGCTGGAGTCATTCAGATGTTAATTCAAGTGCAGGTGGTGAAACAGCTGAAAGCCAAATGTCAGTATCATATGAAGCAGTGCTTTATCATAATCCAGGTACAGTTAAACCAGATACTCCTGCAGGTTTTGCCGAAAGACACTATGACAAACAGTTTAGTCCAATTACTCCAGCTGGCGGTGGCAGTGCTACATTATTTGGTGCTGGAGGCGTAGTTGAAGGCGTTGCAAATATTTTTGATCTAATTGGCACTGGCAGAGCGTTTACGTCTGTAGGTGGATTTATAGAAGCAGTTGTTACAGGTGCTAATACTGTAAAAAACTTTAAACAGTTAAATAGTTCGGGTGTTAGATCAGAAGCAGCAGGAATATTAACAAGAGGCTTAGAAACAAATGTTAGTGTATCAGGATTAACTGATACAACCTTCCCTACAGCATCTATAGAAGCTCCAATTGAAGCGACTGTTAATACTAACCTATCAGCAAACAGCGGTTCTACTGTAGGCAATAATGTATCGGAACAAGTACTTGCTATTACATCAAGCATTAAAAAATTAGACGACTTTACTGTCTCAACAGTTTATAAAACCGAATATATAAATGAATATGGTGTTGCTGACATAAATCTTATTAAAGCATCATATGATGCACTAAGTGAAAACTCTAAACAAACATTTAGAGATATTGCTGTACAAACTATAAAACAAGAGTTGAGATCAAGATGACAGTTAAAACTAACCTAGAAACAAATCCAACAGTACACACAGAAACAAAAACATTTTTTAACAGATACTATACTGCTGAATTATCTTATCCAGCAGCTGAAATTGATGCTGTAGTTAACTTCTTTACTAAGCGTGGATTTGATTTAAAGCCAGCAGTAAGTGTTGCTACTGTTATATTACAACAAGCTAAATTAGAAAACGTTCCCGTATTTGAAGTGCTAGATACACTTAAAGGTCTTGAAGATGTACAAATAAGTGCAGTAGTTGCAGAAGTTGTTAATTTGAACAGACCCGTAACTAGCGTTATTGGTAATAGAAATATTACTAATGAAATAAAAAGTCTAGATAGCAGAAACATACTGCTATAACGGAGATGTTATGTCTAGGTTCGCCCAAGGAAAATACACACTGAAGAACCCAGAGAAATATGCAGGAGGTAGAACTCCTACTTATAGATCAAGTTGGGAATGGGCAATGATGCGTTTTTGCGATGAAAACCCAAATGTAAAACAATGGGCAAGTGAATCGATTAAAATTCCGTATAGACATCCACTAACTGGAAAATATACAATATATGTTCCAGATTTTTTTATTGCATACAGTGATAGGAACGGAAAACAACGTGTTGAACTTGTAGAAGTAAAACCTGAAAATCACACAGACAGAAGAAAACTTGGAAGATCAAAAGCAAACCAAGCACACTGGGTCGTAAACCAAGCCAAGTGGGAAGCAGCAAGAGCTTGGTGTAAACAACATAACATATATTTTCGTGTTATTACCGAACAAGATATTTTCCACAACGGCAAAAGACGATAAATAATAATAGCATATAATGGTATAATACAATGACTAAAAAACTAGAAGAACTATTAAATTTACCAGAAAATCAAGAAGATGCTTCTGTGCCACCTCCAGCAGTAAAAGAGGATATAGAAGAAACATTTCGTGATATTGCTGAGTTTGATAAAATTGCAGCAGCATTGCCTAGTGTAAAAGGATTAGGCGAAAAAGCAGATTCAGAACTTGACGACATTGCTCAACGTGCATTACAAACATATGAAGATTTAATGGATCTAGGTATGAACGTTGAAAGTCGTTATAGTGGTAGAGTTTTTGAAGTTGCAGGTAATATGCTAAAGACTAGTTTAGATGCAAAAACTGCTAAATTAGATAAAAAATTAAAAATGATCGAATTACAACTCAAAAAACAAAAATTAGATCAAGACGAAAGTTCCGACGGAGACTCAATAATTGGGCAAGGAACAGTCGTAACAGACCGTAATAGTTTAATGGAGAAACTACGTAATATTGATAAATAACATTATATAGTTGGGAACGAATAGAATGAAAAAGTTTACAGATTTTCTTACAGAGTCAAAAAAGACTTATACATTTAAGGTAAGAGTTGCAGGCGAACTTCCAGAAGCATGTGAAGATCGTTTAGAGTCTGCTCTTAAAAAATACAGTGTAGTAAATATGTCTAATGCTGCTAAAACACCAATTGTTGAGCGTCCATTAGATTTTCCACAGTTAACAAATTGTGAAGTACACACATGGGATGTTGAACTAGAATATCCTGTTACATCACATCAACTACAAGACTACCTAAGAGAAACTTGCAAAATTCCAACTTCACATTTAATTGTTCGTAACCCAAATGAACCACAAGAAGACTATCAAACTACTAAAGAAGAGACCGAATACGAAGCAATGCTCGGAACTGAAGAAATGGCAGCAGAAAGTGCTCAAGACTCAGTTGGATCTAGCAGAGTAATGGATCTATTGAAAGAACTAGAAGTTGCTCGTAAAGAGCGTGATCATGATCCAATTGACAGTGTTCAAAAAGCACCGGAGGCAAAATAATGACTACAATGAAAGACATGATCGCAGCAATGGATCAAATCGAAGGAAGTGTAAAAAGCACTTCAGTAATAACAGAAGCAAGCCTAAATATCAGTGCTAATGCAGAAACAGCATCTGAAGTAGGTGAACTATTAAGAGTAATGCAACTAGGCGGCGTTGTTCATAACGACGGTTCAACTAGTGAACTACCTCACATGGAACCAGATGGTGACGAAGGTGAAGTAGTAGGCCCAATGCCATGTAAAGCATGCGGTGGCGATCATGGACCAGCAGGACCATGCGGTGGCGATCGTGATATGATGAAGCGTCAGCTACTTGCAATGGACGGCATGGACGACGAAGTTGAAGAAGATTATGAAAACGAGCCAGAAGAAGAATATCACAGCATGAATGATCAAATGGCTTCAGGCGATGACATTCACAAGCGTAAACAGCAGTTTGCCAAAGCACAAGATGGCGATAACCCAATGGCAGTTGAAAGCATTAGACAAGCACTTGAGCTTGCACTAGAAGCTAAGAAACTAACCAATGAAAAGAAAAAGCCAGATGCTGACGGCGATGGCGTTCCAGACTGGGCAGACAAAAAACCAGGCAAAGACGATCATGCTGAAGACGACGAAGACGACGACAAATAAAAATTCTAAAAAATTCTAAATATTCAATAGGGCCTACGGGCCCTATTTTTTTGAGTAAATACATGTATGAGCAAATCGTTAGACGGCGTATTAACTAAAAAAGCCAATAAAAGAGAAACATATACCGAAGATCAATTACAGGACATGGTTCAATGTATGGATCCTAACGAAGGATACTTACATTTTGCAAAACACTTTGCATACATACAGCATCCTGTAAAAGGTAAACTACTGTTTGATCCTTACGAATATCAATTAAGGTTACTGCACTCATATCACAGTTATCGTTTTAATATTAACATGATGCCACGCCAAACAGGCAAAACTACTTGTGCTGCTATATATCTTACTTGGTATGCAATGTTTCATCCAGATCAAACAATTCTTATTGCTGCACACAAATACACAGGTGCTCAAGAAATTATGCAACGTATACGTTATGTGTACGAAACTTGTCCTGATCATATACGTGCAGGTGTTATTTCATACAACAAAGGTAGCATAGAATTTGATAACGGAAGCCGTATTGTAAGTCAAACAACAACAGGCAACACAGGACGTGGTATGTCCATATCATTACTATACTGTGACGAGTTTGCGTTTGTGCAACCTAATATTGCAGAAGAGTTTTGGACTTCAATATCACCTACACTAGCAACAGGTGGTCGTGCTATTATTACAAGTACACCAAACTCAGACGAAGATACATTTGCTACTATTTGGAAACAAGCAGAACAAAAATTTGATAGTCACGGCAATGAAACAGACATAGGCGTTAATGGGTTTCATGCGTTTAGAGCTGAATGGCAAGAACATCCAGATCGAGACGATGAATGGATGGAGGCAGAAATTGGACGTATTGGTGAAGAAAAGTTCCGCCGTGAATACGGTTGTGAATTCTTAGTATTTGACGAAACACTTATTAACAGTATTACACTTGCTAATATGGAAGGTATAGATCCTATAATGAAAATGGGTCAAACACGTTTTTACACAAAAATACGCAAAGACGGAATATACATTGTAGCATTAGATCCTGCAATGGGTACAGGCGGCGACTATGCTGCAATACAAGTGTTTGAATTACCTACATTTAAACAAGTAGCTGAATGGCAGCACAATCAAACAGCTATACCTGATCAAATAAAAGTAGTAAGAGAAATCAACAGATATATTGCAGATACTTGTGGAACTGAAAATGTATATTGGAGTGTTGAAAATAATTCAATTGGTGAAGCAGCACTATTAGTAATTAAAGATTTAGGTGAAGAGAATATTCCAGGATTGTTATTAAGTGAACCTATCCGCAAAGGACATGTACGCAAGTTCCGCAAAGGATTTAATACTACATACAAAACAAAAATTAGTGCATGTAGTAGATTAAAAGTTCTAATAGAACAAAACAAACTTCATATAAATTCTAAACCTTTAATATCAGAACTTAAAGGATATATTGCACAAGCAACAAGTTTTAAAGCAAAATCAGGAATGCATGACGACTTAGTTAGTGCAACATTACTTGCAATTAGAATGATGCAAGTGTTAGCAGAATGGGATCAGCGTGTATACGCACAATGGGGTGGAGCAGTTGGTATTGAAGTTGATGATGACTTCGAAGCACCAATGCCTATCTTTATAAGCAACTATTGATAAATACTATACTATGATAAACTTAAACGATATAGCAGAAGACCTTTTTAATAAAATACGTAGCCGTTACTCAAGTGTAACTATGGGCGACGATGCAGGTAAAGTGACTAACGATCCAGCGTTAGCACGTTTTATTGACTTTGAATACAAGTCAGGATCAGAAACACTTGGACATGTTAATGTTAGTCTAAGCGAAGACGACGGACTTGTAGTTTATTATAGCACAGAATTTGTAAGTGAAGAAAATGACGAAGTACAAAAAGATTGGTACAATTTTCTTAGAGAACTTAGAATGTTTAGTAAAAAACGTATGCTAAACTTTGATACTAGAGATATTACAAAGTCAAACTTAGATAAAAGAGATTATCAATTCCTTGCGAAAAACTCCGGAGATAACAACATGACCGAATCAAAACTTTATGGTACGCCTCGTACGAGCTACCAAGACTTAGATGGTGCTAAACTATTAGTAAAGCATTCTAAGCCAGTTAACTCAGAACTACCTGGCGGTAGATCAATGCATATTGAAAGTATATTCATTGAAAGTCCACAAGGCGAAAGATTTAAATATCCTGTTAAGCACTTGAACGGAGCAAGAGCTTTAGGTCGTCATATCGCTAACGGTGGTACACCATACGATGCATTTGGTAATCATATTGTTGAAATGAGCAAGGAACTAGGTCATTTAAGAAAGTTTAAAAATTATGTTTCTCGTTCTGAAACAATGTCAGAAGCAATGGGCAACATAACAGATCGTGTTGTTGAGCGTATTGAGCAAATTAAAAAATCTGTAGATCAACTACAAAAACAATCTTACTATAACGAAGCATTTGAATCATTTAAGACACGTGAAATTTCTGAAGTTCCAGAAGACGTTAGATCAGAATGGGTTGAAGCACTTACAGTAAAAAGTTTTAAAGAAGAATTACAAGATGTTTTCCCATACTTGTACAATGTATTAGAAACACAAGAATTAAATCCAGAAGACTTTAGCGAAGGTAGTCCTGTTGACGATGTAGAAGTTGGTCTACCAGCAGAAACATATACAGTACAACAAGGTGATACTCTTTACAGTATCTATATGAAGTTTAAAGATGCTAACTTCCAAGGTCACGGTAGAGACGAAGCGTTACAAGCAATTATGGACGAAAATCCAGAAATTAAAGATCCATCACAAATACGCCCAGGCATGGAAATTAAAATGCCTTACTTTATGGGTTCAGGACCAGACGGTGCAACTAGAGGTTTGCCACCGGGTGGCTTCCAAAAGTATGGTGAAGAAATTGAATCTGCACTAAATGGTGTAACTAAAAAATACGAAATTGCAGAAGGCGATGCTGTCTTTAGTCAAGACGAAGAAGAGCAAGCAATGGCAATTAAAAAGTTACAAGCACTAGTTGGCGATCATTTCCCAGCAGGCGTAGACGGTACTAATGCAATTGAAAGTTTACACGGTCTAATTGATGATCCTAGACTACACGACATGCTAAAACAAATTGGACAAAAAGATTCAGACATGTGTGTGCGTCCATTAGTAAACAAATATATAAAAGCAAAAGATCCACAACTTTTAGCCAAACTAGATTTTGGTGATATGGAAGCATCTGAAACTGACGTTACTGTAGGTAAAGATGGTGCATTGTCGTTAGACGGCGACGAAGAACAAAAGACACCATTAGGCGAGTTTATTCTATCATACTACGACAGACAAACAGGACAGTTTCCAAAAGGCGAAACAGCAGTACTAACAGCAGTAGAAAAAGACTATGGTAACAAATGTGTTCCTATGGCCCAAAAGTTTATTGAAGCAGTACATGCAAAATACGAGCAATTTACAAATGCACAACTGTCAATTGCAGAGAAGCAAACATCAGAAAAGGCAGAATTAGACAGAATTAAAGGTTTAGCAGGCATAAGACGCTAAATACTTTTGGACAAAGTCCATGATTTTTTTCAAGTTTTTTAAAGAAAAGACTTGACAAGCGGTGTAGGATTGTGTATTATATACACTGTGCTACACAAAAAGGCACAGCACATAGGCAACATTATAGGAGGCAAAAACTATGGCATCATTAGCAGAAATCCGAGCAAAGCTCAAAGAACAAGAAAACCGCACAAGTGGTTCTTCTAACACACCAGGCGATAACGCCATTTACCCGTTTTGGAATATCAAAGAAGGCGAGAGTGCAGTACTCCGTTTCCTTCCTGACGGCAATGCAAACAATGACTTTTTCTGGGCAGAACGCCTAATGATTAAGTTACCTTTTGCAGGTGTAAAAGGTGAAACTGATTCACGTCCTGTACAAGTACAAATTCCATGTATGGAAATGTATGGCGAACAGTGTTCAATTTTGAACGAAGTACGTGGTTGGTTTAAAGATCCAACTCTAGAAGATATGGGTCGTAAGTACTGGAAGAAACGTTCTTATATTTTCCAAGGCTTTGTTGTAGACAATCCACTTGCGGATGATTCTACTCCGGAAAACCCAATCCGTAGGTTCATTATTGGACCACAAATTTTCCAAATCATTAAGCAATCATTGCTTGATCCTGATATGGAAGAATTGCCAACAGACTTTACTGGTGGTGTTGATTTCCGTCTTAACAAAACATCAAAAGGTGGCTATGCAGATTACGGCACAAGTAATTGGGCACGTAGAGAGCGTCCACTAGGCGATGCAGAGATGGCAGCAGTTAACACACACGGATTGTTTAACTTGTCAGAGTTTCTTCCTAAAAAGCCAACTGAAGTTGAGCTTAAAGTCATGCAAGAAATGTTTGAAGCATCAGTAGATGGCGAAGCATATGATCCTGATCGTTGGGGTCAATACTTCCGTCCAGCTGGTATGGCTGCACGTACAGGTGATCCTAATACAGCATCATCAAATGGTACTGCAACATCAGGAACTGCTCCAGTAGCAACACCTGCACCAGCACCAACACCTGAAGTAGCACCTGCTCCAGTAGCAGAAGCAGCACCAGCTGAAGCACCAGCGGCAGCGGCACCTGCAGAAACATCAGGTAATGCCCAAGACATTCTAGCAATGATTAGAGCACGTCAAGGACAGTAATAAAAACAAGTTTGTAGGCTTGTTTTTTAATAAACAAGTCTACAGACTTTACAAAGGCTTTTTAGATAGGAGACATTATGGCAACTAAGGCATTTGACCCATCAAAGTTTAGAAACACTTTGACAAAATCCAT